TTATTAACGTAAACGTAAGCACCAGTGCCAACAACGGCAACAGATACAGCAGTAGACGCAAGAGCAAGTACATTAATTAATTTTTGCATTTTTATTTTTCAAGTGTAGTATTTATATGTTAAAAAGAAAGTAAATCCACCCTATCAGTGTGATATAGTAGGATTTCTCTTGCTTTTTTTGCTTCTTTTCCGTTTTTTCTACGTCCAGCAGTGTAAGTTATATCAAAATAATGAACATTTAATGATTTAGATCTTGTCTTAAACCAATCATCATCAGCTCTGTTCGCAACAAATACTTTTGATTGCTTGTCAGAGAAATCTATAAGGTCCAATAGCATTTCTTCTGTAAAAGGATTGCCGTAATCGGCAAAACAAGACCTATAAGGAGGGTCAAAGAAATAAAATGCGTTTGGATTTGGTTTAACAGCATTTTTCCAGTCTGTTGAAGTGATTGTTACGTTTTCTAGTGCTTCTTTCCACCAAGATAGGACTTTTCTATCAAATATCTCTGTTTTTTGAGTTAATAATCCACTAGGAGTACCATATCTTCCGTTTGTATTATGATTCAGTTGGTATATGCCATTAAAACCCGTCTTCATTAAAAAATATAACGTTGCTGCCTCTTCACTCTTGCTCCATTTCTCATAATCATAAGCATGTTCTTGCCTTATTTCATAATATAACTTCTTTCTATCTTCTTTTTGAAGAGGAATGTACTTACTCTCTAGTTCAATCAATCTTTTTAAGAAAATATCATAATCATTCTTTATACTCTGATAGATATTCATTACATCAGAGTTTATATCATTAATATAGACATTTTTAGGTTGATAGTTAGTCATCACATAGATGAACATCGCACCACCACCCATGAATGGTTCATAATAATCAGTAAAATCAGCAGGTATATAAGGTAGATAGTGTTTGATTACCTTATTTTTACCTCCTGCCCACATATAAAGAGGTTTCATTTAGCTTGGTTTATAAAAGACTGCTTATAAGCAGCATAATAATCAACAACACCAGCACTTATAACATACTTTTCTACCCACTCATCAGCACATACGTATATTGCTTTATTATTATTCTCATGACCATACTTACTCATAAGAATCTTAAGTACTTCTTGTCTTAACTTTAGTTGTGCTGGAGAATACTTATCAGAAGTCGTCATATTCGCTTCCTTCCCCCAACCATTCCATAGAATATACTTCTGTATCCTCTTCAAGAGGGTCAATCCATTCTTGAAACTCTTTAAAAATCGCATAAGAATCATGAACACTATCTACATTTTTAGTATCTGTTAGGTTTTGTATTCTTTGGAGAGCCCAACTACGTGCTTCTGGTAAAGATGATTCAAGTCTTTGGTCTTCCATAATTTTTTCTCATGTACCTTCCTAGAATATTGCTATTATAGTAGAGATACTCTCCATTGTCAAGGGATTCACTTAAAACATTATTAAGAAATAACTGTTTTGTCTCTTCAAAGTTTACATCGCCTTTGGTCGTATGTAAACTCAATATTTCTCTATTGAAAAACTCTTTTCCATTCTTTTTTATTTCATCTTTCAACTCTGGACAAGAACCATAATACTTTTTCCAGTCAGATTCTGATTTTACTTTACGTTTTTTTCCTTTAGGAGTTCTAAACTGCCAAAAGTACTTCCTGCCAATATATTTACGGCCATTAAGTGTATTGGTAATACAATAAATAAACCCAAAACTATCCCCAATGTTACATGAGCTAAAGCTTTCATTGTTGTATATCCAAGGGTATTCATAATCCATTAGAAATATATAAGTCTGTCTTATATATCCTCTAACGGCGACAAACCTATTCTACTTATATTTCTAGTCCTTGTCAAGGCCCATAATATTTTCAATCTCTTCTACTGTGAATAAACCAGTTGCTTCTAGTTCTTCTTTAGATACAACCTTCTTAACATCTCTAACTGCTTTTACTGCGGTCTTAACACCTGAACCAAATCCTTTTGTGAAATCACCAGCAACTTTTCTTACTGCCTTATCTCTCTTCTGGCCCGCCTTGATTGCCTTCTTGGTGCTCTTCACAGCACTCTTATGGCGTTCTACGCCCTTTTGGACGGCACTACGAACTTTGCCAAAGAGACCCTTCTTCTCAGGTTTCTTAGCACTTTGAGCAGGTTTTGCTTTTTTAATACTTGCCTTTACCTTTGCCTTGGTTTCTACCTTTTTAGCAGGTGCTGCCTTCTTTACAGTTACTTTTTTCTCTGGTTTACCTTCAGGTGCTACCTTATCACCATACTTTTCTTTAGCAGCCTTAGTTTTAGAATATTCTCCTGTTCCTTTTGCCTTTCTTGCCGCATCTTTTTTATCAACACTAGCCTTTACCTTCGCATAATCCCTTTTAGGTGCTTTGGTTGCTGCTCTTTCTTCACTCAAAAACTCTTCATCTTGTAGTACAAACTCTACGAATGTATCTAATCCTATATCATCAATAATAAGATCTATACCACCATCATTTATTCCTTCGTTATAGAAAAACTCTACAGCACTTTCAATCTTACCATCTATAGACTCTTCAGTAAGTTCAATAACACTATCTGTTTCTACAATATTCTGATATACTTCAAATACAGAGTTGATTTCAGACCTTTTCATCTGTTTATAAAAATACTTCTAGGAGTATTTATTGATTAAGAATATTCTCTATCTCATCATCAGAAAACTTCCCAGATGCTTCTAACTCTTTTCTCATATCCAAATGACCTGTACCTGCATCATAAGGTTCTGGAGTGGTTTCAGGGGTCTCTACAGGGGGTTCTTCCTGTTTATTCACAATACCCTGCCATACATCATACACACCCTGCATTTCTTTAGGAGTTAGATTCGAATTCATAATACTATTATTTTATCTCAAATTATTTATACAAAAAAAGGGAGGCATTTAGCCTCCCGCATAATCATCCCAGTTTTCACAGGGTTCTTCTTCGTATGCTTTAATACAATCTTCTAGACTATAGTTTAAATCCTGAGAAGGAGTCCTTGGTAACGTCCTGTTTGATTCCTCCGACAATATAGGATTCGACTTCTGTTTCTTGTGGGGCAACTTGGAGTCCTTTTGAGGAAATCCAATGCTCTGTCCAAGGTAATGGGTTATTCTTTGCAGGAATGTCATAGATTGGTTTAACTCCGATTGACTTCATTCTACGATTGGCAATCCACTCAACATACTGATACAATAATTTATCATTCAATCCAATCATAGTTCCATGCTTAAACAAATATTCAGCCCACTTCTTCTCTTCATCTACAGTATCCTTGAATGCTTGAATCAACCAAGGTTCTTCTTCCTTGACTATTTCAATCATATCAGGATCATCACCCTTTCTCCAGTTGTTTAATATATTTTGAGTTATTGCAAGGTGTTGGTTCTCGTCTCGTGCAATAAGGGATATAATCTTAGCTGACCCTTCCATAAGTTTAAGTTCACCAAATGCAAAACTGCAAGCAAAACTAACATAAAAGCGTATCCCTTCCAAGATGTTAACATTGGTTACTGCCCTATATAAATGTCTTTTAAGATCTTTTAATGTCCACGTGGAGTTAGGATGGGTTCGCATATCATCCTTCCAAGCATTACTCTGATCATACTGATGTGCATAGTTAATAAAGTTATCATATGCTGCAGTAACACTTTCAGCACGTTCTAAAATACGTTTATCTTTAAGAATAGTGTCAAATACTTCCGCAGGATCTGAATAAACATTCTTTACAATATAAGTATATGACCGACTATGGATCATCTCCATAAGCTGCCATACATTCATACATCCTTCTAGTTCAGGAAGAGAACAGTATGGAGCAAATGCCATACCAGGTGCTCTACCCTGAACACTATCAAGCATCGTTTGATACTTTAGATTGCTTGTAAAGATATGTTTCTGTTCTGGACGTAACTGTTGATAGTCACCTCTATCTTTTTGTAAGGAAACCTCTTCAGGCCTCCAGAAATATCCTAACTGAGACTTAGTTAAGTTCTCAAATGCGGGATACTTGTAAGTATCATAACGTTGAACACCAAGAGGTTTGCCAAAAAACATAGGTTGTTTCTTGGTATCAACTTCTTCAGTATTAAAGACAGTCATTCCTGTTATTTCAGATTGCACAACTTTCACAAACTTCCTCCTCAGAGTTCATAATATCATCAACTAGACCTTGTAGTTGGGTATGTCCTTGAATCCCAACACCACCTTCTTCTACATTATCATGCCATCCTATTGGATGTGCTGGTTCAACTTCATCATGTTTATTGTCATATGTATTCTGATAATAAGAAGTTTTCCAACCGTACTTATATGTAGTAAGTAAATCCTGTGCCATTACACTAGTAGGAACTTCAGAACCTTCGTAATGCTCTGGGTTATAAGACCAGTTTCCACTGATTGCTTGATCAAAGAACTTTTGCATAACTGCTACCACATTGATATACCCACTATTGTTAGGCATATCCCAAAGTAAAGTATAGTTATTCTTTAAAGTTCCAAAAGATGGAACAATCTGCTTAAGAGGCCCTTTCTTTGATTTCTTAACGGACAAGTAACCTCTAGGAGGTTCGATTCCATTGGTAGCGTTTGACACAACGGAACTGCTCTCCGATGGCATTTGTGCCGACAATGTTGAGTTCCTGATTCCGTGTTCCAGTAACTCTGCCCGTAAAGACTCCCAATCAAATGATAGGTCATTTGGAACTAACTCATCTACGTCTTTCTTATATGTATCGATAGGAAGGATTCCTTGAGCATATTTGGTTCTATCTGAGTAAGTACAAGCACCCTTTTCTTTTGCAAGATTAACCGATGCTTTAAGAAGATTGTACTGGAATGCTTCTGTTAATGAATGAACCAACTTCCATGCCTCTGGATCCTCATACTTAACACCATTCTTGGCAAGATAATGTGCTAAACCAATATATCCTACTCCAAGTGATCTACGTGCTCTGGTAGCGATTTCTGCTGCCTTTACAGGATACCCTTGGAAATCAATCAGTTCATCAAGACTTCTAACACTAAGATCACATAGTTCTTCTAAATCATCCACACTTCTAATCTTACCAATATTGATAGCAGAAAGAATACATAAAGCAATCTCACCTTCTGGATCATCAATATGTTGAATAGGTTTAGTTGGTAATGTAATCTCTTGACATAGATTACTCATCTCAATCTTATCCAAGAAGGATGAATGACTGTTACAATGATCTATATTCATAATATAGATTCTACCTGTCTCTGCTCTTTCTTTTAATAGTTCTAATATTAGTTCTTGGGCATTGATAGTTGTTCTTGGGATTGACTCATCTGATTCGTAACTGCAATATAACTCATCAAAGCTATCGGTCCCAAAACTCTCATACAAGTTAGGACAACTATGAGGGGAAAATAGCGAGATTTCCTCATTGTCGATAAACCTTTGATAAAATAACGCACTTAACTGGATGGAGTAGTCAAGTTTTCTGACTCTGTTGTCTTCTGTTCCTTTGTTGTTTTTGAGGACGATGAGGTCTCTGATTTCTTGGTGCCAGATAGGAAAGTGGACAGTTGCTGAACCGCCTCTGATCCCGTTTTGAGTGCAGCAC